TAGCACAAGCATACTTAACAGTCGCCATAGCCCTTATAACTTCTGTTGGCATTTTGTAATTTCCAATTTTGAAATTTTCAAAACTTCTCTGTGTAGTCGCTCCCCAAAGTTTGTCGCTTTCTACCTTAATTTCTCCAATAGAGTCTTTATAAATCTTATAACCCATTAAGAACCCTCCTATATTTAAACAATTTTTATACTGAAAATAAATATAATTTATTTTTTATTACATACATTACCTAAAATGAGCAAAAAAAATTAATCCTATTAAATTAAAATTAGTTTTTCCCTATAATTTTAAAATCTATTTCATCATACTTTTCCTTAAACTTTTTATCTAAACGGAAAGTATGATATATCATAATCTTCTTTTTGATTATTTTTTTTAATGAAGATTATGGTGCAATAAATATGTCTTTACGCCTTGTGGTAAAGATTATTATACCATAATTCCTTTTTGATTATTCTTTGTGGTAATTATGGTGAAATTAATAGTTCTTACAAAAAGTTTTCTTTACTATTCTATTAATTAAAATTAGGTTCACAATAAGCTTATCTAAATTGGAAACCTAATTTCATCATACTTTTCCTTAAACTTTTTATCTAAATGGAAAGTATGATATATCATAATCTTCTTTTTGATTATTTTTTATTGAAGATTATGGTGCAATAAATATGTCTTTACGCCTTGTGGTAAAGACATATTTATTATAACACAAAAAAAAACAAAATGTTTCACTTTTTGTTAATTTTTTGTTAGTAATTTATTAAATAACAATTTTTTGTTATAGTTTATAACTGCTTCATATTCATATACTCAAATTAATTTACAATTATTAAAACTTATTTCCTTCAGAAATACTTTTATTGTGAAACAACAAGGTTCCCGAGAATCTGCCCGATGCGAAAAATCGTGGAATGGTTGGGTTCTTATTTACAAGCAAATAAAGTTAGGGCTAGATTCATTCCGCTTCGCTACAGTCGAAATGACGTATAAGGTAAATCCCTTTGTTTAAGAGATAGACGTTAATAGTAAATACAATTTAAAATGTATTTTCTATTCATAATAAAAAACAAAAGTTTTACAATGCTTTTATTGATTAAAAAATTAATAAACTTATTATTTCACAATAAAAATTCACGTAATAATACTTTGCAAAAAAATACCCCCAACACGTCATCTCGACCGAAATGAGTGAAACGAAATGTATCGTAGATACATCCTATAATTTACTAACTTTTAACATTCCTTTTTTCCACATAAAAAAACGTCGGAAAAAATTCCAACGTTTTAAATTCATATTTACTATCTCTTTGAGAATGTTATAATAGGTATTTTTTAATATTTTAAATATATCTGTATGTTATATGTAATCTACTTGTATATATTGAAATTATTTTAAAAAGTCAAAAATCGATTAAAAAAACTTTAAAAAAAGTGTTGACAAAAGTTTAAACCTATGTTATAATTAATACAGTTAAGAAAGGATGGTGAAAAAATAAAAAATCAGGACAAGAGAAAGGAGAAAAACATGGAAGGAATGACTAATGAGCAATTTAAAATTGTACTAAAGATGATAATTGAAATAATCAAAAATTCTAAAACCAAAGAAGAAATGATTAAAAAAATAGAAGATTTGATGAACTAACAACCCACAAATCTTCTAAACGAACCGAGAATGAGGGACTTGTTCCCCCTCTTCTCTATAATTATATCAAGGAATAAATTTAAAGTCAAGGAGTGATTTTGTGAAAAGAAAAGGATATAAAAACATTGAACAACAACTTGCAGCAGACAAAAGATACTTAGAAAATAATTTTCAAGCTAAACAAAGAAGAAAAGTTATTGTTGCAAAGTCATCTTGTAAAAGATTCATAAATGAACTTGCAAATATTAAAGAATTAGAAGAATTGGAAAATATAATAAAAACTAGAAAGGAATTTTTAAATATGAATAATATAATAAGTATTTTAAAAAATGTGGAATATGGACGTTTAGGTAATTTAACTGAAGATGATAGATATGATTTTTGTATTAATTGGGAAGAAGTTACTGAAGAAGAAAAAGAACAAATTGAAAACTTTATATGTGAGAATGGAACAGATAAGGACATTTTTTCAAATGAGGAATATCAAGACGGAATTAAATGTTTATATATCACAATAACCGAAGAAATGTTACAAAGTTTAATAAAATTTTTTAACAATAAAAAATAAGGGAGCTCAATTGCTCCCTTTTAGTTTACTCAAAAGCTCTGTTGTCAACCCACTTTGCAAGCTCATGAATATAATAGTAGCCACCCTCTTCTTGTGTTCTTGCTGTAATAGTAAACTCTTTTCCTAAAAGTTCATCACTACTTGTAATATGTTTATACCACTTATTTTCTCTTTTTGTCCATGCAAGATTATCTACAGAATATCCTTTATTTTTAACAACGGCTTTGAAATTACATTCTATAATATCTTCAAATGCACTTTCGTGAACCCAACCATTGAGATATTGACTGTAATAGTAATTATTCCATTTTTTTGTTAAAGTTACTACAAAGCCTATATAATTTACAGTATTTTCAACGTTGTTTCTATCTACACAAAAATTCGGTAAATTGTCTATTGCCCTATCATTTAATACAACTTTTCTAATTGAAACATTTTCCACTTCTTCATCATCTCCTTGTTTTTCATTTTCATTTAAGTATTTTTTTACCATTTCAACAAAAACTGTCCATGTGATTCCATCTTTGCCCATTCTTATTTCGTGAGGGCAGTCCTTTCCTGTCCAATGATTGTGTTGCACCATTTTATTTATATCAATGTTTTCTTCTTTCAAAATTAGTGCTGCAATCTTTGCTCCGTTCTCAACAGATTTGTTATAGTCTCCGTCTGAATTTACACAAATTTCTATTGAAATACTTTCAGTATTTCCAGAACCTTTCCCATCTCCTGCATGCCATATTTTATAATCATGTGAATGAGTTTGTATAGCTTCATGGTCATCTACTTGCCAATGCCAGCCGTAACCTACCCATCCTCTTAATTGCAAATTGTGATGAGCTCTTGCATTAGCTCTCGGAGATGTATTTCCTGTCTGATGTATTGTCAAATATTTTTTTGTATTTCCTCTTCCAAAACTCACTCTTTGTGAAATTGCATCTGAAACAATTGCTCTATCTATTTTCATAATTTTACTCCTTTTAAAATTTTAAAAGGGAGCAATTAATCTCCCCCTAATTAATTTTTTATTCTTCTTCTGAAAGTTCAGGAAGTCCTGCAGTACTAGTAAGTAAACTTAACACTCCACTTAAAATCATTGCACTTATAATAGCTTTTATATTCACATCTGTTATTAAAGTTGCTGTTCCAATTAAAGCCACTGCACTTTGTGCCATAGTTTTAATTGCTCTCATACCTGCAGCCTTAATCCATCTTTTAAAATCAAATTTCTTTTTCATAATGTTTCTCTCCTTTTTCTTTATCTGTTTTTTGTTGGCAATGCTAATGTTCTTTCTACCATTTTATCAACTATCCCATTGCCTTCAAGTTCTTTATAGTTGATAAATAGTTTTCGAAGTTGAACTACTTCATCTTGAAAAATAAAAGTACGTTCATCTGCTCTATTTACAATTTCAAAAATTTCTTTTCGCAGCAAACAGCGTATTGCATTTGTTTGTTTTTCTTGTAGTTTTAAAAGCTTTTTCAAAGGTCTTGCTATAGTTTTTGCTATTACAATTCCGCTGCAAATTATGCTTAAACAAATTGATATAACATTCAAATTTAAGCTAACTGATACTGTTTTCAAATCCACAATTTTATCACTCCTTTCTTAATTATTTTTAAGAATAATTAGTCGACTTTAATCCAATTTTCGGGATTAGTAATTGGACTAGTTCCGTTTTTATCAATTTTTGATGAGTAAATATGATCATCACTTAAACATTTTTCAAATTTGTTATAAGTTTTTAAAACAGAGTAATTAAAGATTGGCTTTCCATCTTCATCAATTAATTGATATTTGTTTGTAGCTAACTTGTTAAACTTTTCATCTGATGTGTGGTCGTAAACTACTTCGTAAAGTCTGCTTCCAACTTTAAACCTATCCCCTTTATTGTAATTGTGTTCCGGTTGATATGGATCATACTTTTTAGGTTCTGGTTCTTCTTCACCACTTTCACTTTGAGCAGGAGTTAATATAACTTCTCTTGCTATTTCCAGCTTTCTTTTTTCTGCTCTTAAATCTGCAATTTCTTCATCTAAATCAAAAAATTTAGAATTTTTGACTTTTACTTGTGCTTCAAGTGTTGCGACCTCAATACTCAAATTATCTCTTTCTTTTTCTTTTTTTAAAATTTCAACTTCAATTTTTGAATATTTGTTTTCTATCTCTTTTAACTTCATCTTTTTACTCCTTCGCTTTAAAACTTATTCCACCAATTGAAATCCAATTGGTTTCTATTTCTGAACGATTTTCAATTAAAATGTTTCCGTCTTTTCTTATTCTTAAAGTGGCACTTTTAAAACCTGTACACGGTACAAATCTTATTTCGTCCACCTTTGGTTTGCAATCTTCTCTTGTAATTCTTGCAAACCATTCAGAAGTTGTCCCTTTTGCGATTCCTTGTAAGTGGACTATTCCAAAAGGGTCCTTGAAATATTCCAATTTATTTTCAGAGTCATAAGGCTTAGTTTCGTTAAAGAGGTGCAATTTGGTCCATTCTTCCGTTACTATTCCTTTATTAAACCCCATTTTTATATCATTTTCAAAAAAATTGGGTTTTGTAGAACTTTTCCCAACCGCGATACCCGTTCCTGATTCGTGAAAATCTAAAATTACAAAAATCGTATATACATATGTTGTACTTTCGTTTGAACTATTAAAATCAGATATACTTAACCTAAATTCATACTCTCTGTCTGTCGAAACATTATATGTTAAAGTATTTGTATTTAAACTTTTTTCATTTCCTGATACAATATTTGTCCAAGTTGAAGTTCCTCGTGGTCTTCTTTCTATTTTCCAATTACAAGTGTTTTTATTTGCAATGCTTGACATTTTAAAGTTATATATCAACTTCACAACTTTTTCATCAGTTTCTATTCTATCCGCTGAAAAATTTAGAATTTTTGGTGGCTCATAAGGCTCAACTTTTATTGTTCTTTTTTCACTTGCAGTCTTTCCTCTGCTGTCTGTAACTTTTATGTTTATTTCAACATTTCCGCTTTGAGTAATTTCTTTTGTTGTTACTGATTCTCCAACATAAGTATTTTTATCAACTATAATACTTATATTTTTAATTGTAGCTCCTGCTTGGGCCGTTGCATTAGTACTAACTCCAAGCTTGCTATGATTTTGAACATATACTTCTAAAGTTTTGCTTTTTGAATTTTTATCCGAAATTTCTATTGAATTTATCATTGGAGCAAATTTTTCAGGAACTTTCATGTACCAACCTGAATTGTACGTGGTTTCTCCGATTTGCTTTCCATCTTTGTAAGTGTTACATCCAATATCCATATAGATTGTTGAGCTGTTTGGCTGTAGATTTATATGCTTATCAGTAGGCACAAATTGTATATCTAAATCTGATGTATTTTTAGCAATATAATACCAACCACTACTTCCCTTTTCTCCTCTTATGACATACCAAACAGTATGGGTAACATTTCCTGCAAGTTGTTTGTCAATATGAATTGTATGTGGTGTGTTTAAATATCTTGAACCTTTCATGTCGTCACTTATAGTTGACATTCTTGGTATCTTGTCAAGTTCGATTGTATCAGAGCCACCATATACATCTGCAATAAATTTTCCTCTAATTCTTGCATTAAATTGAACAGTACTTGTTAAATAAACCTCTCTAGTACCGTCATTTTCATGATAAATCCTTTTCGTTGCTTTTCCTAAATATAGCTCTTCTCCACCATTACTGTTTAAAGCTGATTCTATAGAAAAATCTTGCCCATAGATAGAAACTGTATGAGTTTTTGTGCTAGTATAAATGTTAAATTTATTTCCACATATTAAATATAAATAACATGTAATATCACTATAGTTCTCATTTATATTTTGAGTAGCAACCCAGTCCGTGCGAACTGTATATCCGTTAATTCCTCCACTATAACTTCCTGAAAGTGCCATAATCAATCCACCACCTTTCTAAATGATAAATTGCCGTTTTCACGAGGAACAAAAGCGAAATTTCCTATTCTTATACTTCTTAAAATTCTTGCATCTGTTATATAAAGCTCCTCATTAGAAAAGTATGCTACTTCTTTTTCTTTCATAAAGAAAGATTGTTTCTTAGCAGATAGTCTCATTTTAAATTCTCCATCTTTCTTTCCCATTTCCATTCCTTCAATATCAAATCTTATATAGCTTGAAATGTCATCAAATTTTCCTTGAAAGATATTTTTATCATTTTGATAAATTTCTTTAAATTTATCAAAATCAAAAGTTATAGAATCGTGAGTTTGTTTTATGCTTGACTTAATAAATTCTTTTAATTTTAAATTATTGAGTTCTAAATTATTAAGTTGTTTTGTAAGTTCTGAGTTAGTAGTAGTTAAATTTAAAATTTCTTGTTTTAATTTTTCATTTTGTTTTTCAGTATCTTCTAAAGCTGGAACCCATGTTGTTGCAATTGTTCCCTCTTCAATTTTAAGTTTTTTAATTGAAAATACAGGCTCTTGATTATTTTCTAAAACTTCAATAAAAAGTTTTTTTACCTCCTTACCCTTTAAAACAACTCTTCTTTGCTCTTTGCTCTTTACAACTTCTTTTACTTCTGCAGTATATTCATTTAAGAAAAATTTTAAATCAAAATCTGAAAAATTTAGACAATCAAAGCTAAAAACATAGTCTTTATTTTGTAATTTTAAGTTGTCAAAAAGATAAAAAGCTAGTATGTTGCTATTTACATCTGTATTTCTTTCAACAAGCTTTATACTTTCACAGTCGCCCCATTCTTCAATATCATTTAATTTATTGTGCTCTATACTTTTCGCTCCGAAAGTATGCCATTTTGACTTATCAAAAAAGTAGCTGTTTGATAGCAAGTTTCTAGCACCAACCTTTACTTTTGAGACTTCATTTGTTACTGATTTTTTTACAACATTATTTATACTTTCATTTGAACTTAAGTCTAAGCTTTGTCCAACATCAGCAGAGAGTTTATTTGCCGTTATAGAATTAGCAACTATCTCTTCTCCTGCTATTCCTTGTGGAGTTATGGCTGTTCTCCATTTCCACTCGCCATTAGGGTTTTTACTGTCTGCAATTAGGATTTTTCCAGCTCCCATATATACAACCTTTGTAGGACTGTTTTCTATGGGTTTGTCAAATGAATAGTAACCTGCAGGTAATTTATATTCATTATTAGCTTTTAGTTCGTAATTATATCCGTCTTCATTAAAATAGAAATTCGTAATATTTTTTAGAAAGCTTTCCATTCTACTTTCTAATTCCTGTTGTTTTTTTTCTTCTTTTTCGTTATCATTTTTTATTCTATCAGATGCTGACAAAACAACCTTATCTCCAAATTCAAAAGAAATTAAATCAGTATTTAAGAAATTTTTCTTTATTTTGAAAATTCTTGTTTTATATCTAATGTTTAGATCATTTCTAATAATTGTACATGTTTCTCCAATCTCAACTGGTTCTTTTGAAATAACCGTTGATTTTAGCTGTAATTTAGGTCTACAATTTTCTTTTGCATAAAGATAAGTTTTGTTTAAAAGCTCTTCCTTGTCTTCTATATCTGAAAATTCAACAATACCTATTCTAGGTGTACCATCTGGATAACCCCAAAGTTTACTAGCTTCTTTTATTTCGACAAAATCTTGTCCAACAGGTTTATCAACTGGTTTCCCTTTTGCTTTTTCCCAAATGATACTATCAAACTTAATTTTCCTGCCATAACCACCTTTTTCAGTTTGTTCTCCTTTACCTAGCCCAATAAAGGCTGTATAAATGTCTTTGTCTGTTTCAGCAACAACTGTTAAAAGTTCATCTCCATATTCAAACCATTTTCCATTATCATTTGAAATTTTGTCATATAGATTTATAGTCTTTGAAAGAATTTTTCCGTCTTTAAATTCTATATGCGGTATAAATTCACAATCCCATTTTTTCAATGCTTCTGAAAAAGAAGATAGTACAGATTTGTAATAAAAATTAGCACTTGAAGTTGTTGTTGCCTTGCTAACTCCAACCTTCCAAGTGCTATTTTCTAAAATTTTATTAAATGCCTCTGCAGCAGTAACTTTTGTAGGTCTTATATCTCTTAAAACTTGACCTTTTAGATCGTCAAAAAGTATATGAATACCTTGTAGAGTTATCATCCCATTTTCTTTAATATTTTTTCTGATTTTGTAAAGCCAAAAATTATTTAGTTCTTTTACTCCAAAATATTCTGCTTTTTCAATTTCCTTATTATATTTTGTAATTGTAGTAGCTGTTATAAGTCCATTTAATTCAATTTCTTGGGTGTTTTCTGTTAAGTCTTCCGGAGAAATAGTGTTTATTAATTCTTGTTTATTATTAAATAAAAATATTCCTGATTTCATTAATACCACCTTTCCCTGTACTCTATTTTTAAGTTAGTTGCATTTGTTATTGTTACAACATTATTATCAAAAAGTTTAAAATCGTGATAATCACTTTCTACAAAGTCTAAATATGATTTAATATCTTTTTTATTCAAAAAAATTTTTTCTTTTGATATTTCTAAAATATCATCCTTAGTAAAATTCCCATTTAGAATAATTTTTGTTCCTTTAGTTTCATTTCTTAAAATAACTTTATTTGTTCCATTTGTTATTTTTGCAGTTATGTTTTCTATTTTAACATCAAGACTATATTTTGATTTTATAGTCTTATCTACTGTTAATTTTTCTCCAAAAGCAAAGGGATTTTGACAGAATATAGTAAAAGACCCTACACCTTTATTAAGTGCAGGATCTGTAACTTCTGTAACTCTACCTATTCTATATCCCTCTTCATCTGTAATTTTAAAAACTACATCTTTTTCAGAATTAATTATATTATTTAACTTTTGCATTGTTTTAAAATATTCTAAATGATTTTTAGCATTTATAAGGAAATCAACTATGATATTTCTTCCTGGATATTTACTTTCTGTTATATATTCTCCATCTCTACCACTGATAGAAATTGAATTAATTTTCCTTACAAAAAGCCCTCTTCCTTTAACATCAATTGTAGTATAGTCTGCTATTGTATCATCTAAGTTTATATTATTAAATATTAATTTATATCCCATACTACCTCCTAATATGCTAGATTAAGTTCTATCTTTTCGTCTTGTATTTTTGTTATATCTTCAACAAAAGTTTTAAAAACATTGTTTCCTAGATGCAATATTAATTCAATAGGAGTTTTATTGTCTCTATCTGAATTTGTTATTAAAGCATTTTCTCCGTTTGTTTTTTCAAACATTGATTGTGGGTTTGTGCTAATTATATTGTGATTCAATTCACTTGTGAAACTTCTTTGAGTTTCTTTTGCTACTTCTTCCATTGCATTTTGAACAGGTTTAATATTGTCCTCAATACCTTCAGCAAGTCCAAGATCTAAAAATTCTCCTATTTCAAAAAAAACTCTTGATGGGGAATGTATTCCAAAGAATGATTTTATCTTACTTACAACTCCCTTACAAGCATCTACTGCAGATTTTATAACATTCCCAACAGCTCCTGCAATTCCTTTTGCAAGTCCCATTAGAAGTTGTCCCCCCATTGAAACAAACTCTGCTGTAAATCTTCCTATAGATGCTAAAATTTGTACTATTATTGCCGGAAGTTTTGCAATTACTTCTGGAGCTTTTTGAACTATCCCTGCAAGTAATTTTCCAATTAACTCAATCCCTTTTTGTAGAAATTGGGGTAAATATTCTCCTATTTTTCTAATTAATGCTAATAATAAGTTAGTTAGAGTTGATATAATCTGTGGTAAATTATTCCAAATACCCATAGCCATTCTTCCAATTAATTCAATCCCTTTTTCTAAAAATTGGGGCAAATTATCAAGTATTGTTCTTAAAAGTTTATCAAGAACATCTACTATACTCTTTGTTATAGCCGGAAGGTTATTCCAAATTCCCATCGCTAAATTTTTTATTATATCATACCCTGCTTGTAATATCTTTGGAAGTGCATCAAAACAAATCACAAGCATTGTATCAAGTATTTCTCCCATTCCGGTTATAACATTTGGCAAAGCACTTATAAGTCCATTTGTAAGTTCTGTTATAAGACTTACACCGGTTTCTAAAAACTGTGGTAAATAATCTGTTAAAAATACATTTATCATTTCACTAAAATTAGCCCAAAAACCATCCATTCCAAAGTCAAAACCACTTGCTAATGAATTTATCATATCTGTTCCCATTTGAACAAATTGTGGTAATGCTATTTGTACAAAAGTTATTAACATTCCTGGAAGTTGTGCTAAAATATTTCCAATCATAGGTATTAAATTGCCGAACAAGAAAGTACTTACGGTTCCTGCCAATCCTTGAAGAGCAGGTTCAAGTCCCTCTCCAAGTGCTAATGCTCCTAAAACGTCTTGGAATGATGCTTTCATAGCATTAAAAGAACCTGTAAGAGTTGTTGATGCTTCTTTTGCAGTTGTTCCTGTGATGTCTAATTCGCCCTGAATTACATGAATTGCAGAATAAACATCATTTAAGTTATTTATATCATATTTAACACCAGTTATCTTTTGAGCATCTTTAAGAAGTCTTTCCATTTCTTTCTTAGTTCCACCATAACCAAGTTTTAAATTATCGAGCATTGTATAATTTTGTTTAGCGAAACCTTGATAAGCATTTTGAATAGCTTCCATTGATGTCCCCATCTTGTTGCTGTTGTCTGCCATATCTATCATAGCCATATTTGCAGTTTCTGCAGCCTTTTTTGTATCTCCACCTAGAGATTGTAAAAGACTAGCTGAAAAACCTGTTACATTTTCCATATAAGCATTAGCAGATAATCCAGTTGATCTATAAGCTTCTTTTGCATAGCCTTTTACTCTATCTGCATTATCTTTGAAAAGCGTTTCAATACCTCCCAAAGATTGTTGAAGTTTTCCACCTTCTGTAAGAGTTGATAATAGAGCTTTTCCAATTCCTGCTGCAATAAAGACTTTTTTCAACGTAGAAACTATACTTGAACCTGCACTTTGTCCAGCTTTAGAAGCTTCTCCGTCTAATTGTCCACTAATTGCTCCTTCAAGCCCTTTTGCAGACGGAACAATTTGGACGTAGGCTTTACCAATATCACTCATTATTATCACTCTCCTTTTCTTTTATATTTTTTAATATTTTTGCTTTTGCTTTTTCAAACTCCTCACTGGAATTAAAACTACTTACATTGTCTTTAGATTTTTCAATTGTATCTAATAACATTTTAGGTTTATTTCTTCCTTTTTGTGCATCTTTTGTATTTGCATACACTAAAAGAGTTAATCTATCGAAAATTCCTGCTAATAAATAGTCTTTAATTTCCATTTTTGAATTAAGAATTTTCATTTTTAATCTTGAATTGTCGCGAAGTCCATAAACTAAAATTGCCACTGTTGATAGTGGCAATTTCTTGTAGTCTATTATGTTATATGTTTCAGCAAGATCGCAAATTATTAAATCCTCATTTTCTTTTATAACTCCAGCAAGGAATACTAGTTTTTTACTTTTTGATTGCTTTTTAAAATTTCTTCTAAAATTTTACTCATCTTTTCAGTAGAAGCATATCCATCTTTTTTCTTTAAAAATTCTATTAAGTTTTCTTTTTGTTTTCTTCCTAAAAGTTTTTCAAAAACTTTAGGAACTAAAAGAGGATTAGAGTCCACATCCGCCATTAACTCTAATAGTTCAAAGTCATCTAAAGCTTTGTCTGAAATTTCAAATTTAAAACCAGATTTAGTAATTCCCTTAATCATTGTTATTCTCCTTTTACGATATATTCAGTATGAGTTTTATTTCCATTAGTTGGAAGTGCTTCAATTGTTACTTCATAACCTATTGCATCTTCGTCAGTATAATTTATTTCTCCGATTTCAGTAATTACTCCGTTTGGAATTACAATTCTTTTTATTATTCCACCTTTTAATATCATTTCTATAACTATGACATGTGGTTCTGCAGGATCACTTGTTGCTTCAACAGTAATTCCTGTTTCTAAAGTGCCAGTTACATTTTTGTCTCCATATATTTCTTTTAAAACATCTGTGTTTAGTGCCTCAATCAATTTATAAGTAAATGTATCTGGTTTTTCTGTTTGAGTTGCTAAAACTACCTCTCCACCCCAAGCCTTAATTTTTTCAGATTCTGGACTATTTTCATTATTTAACCCATCTTCTGAAATATAACCTAAATTTTTAAAAGCCTCATTAAGTGCAGTTTTTGCATCTGTTGGTAATACTGTTCCAAGTGGTGCAACACTTATTGCTCCACCTATTTTAGGTTTCCCATAACTTACGTTTTTTGTATCTGCCATTTTTTTCTCCTTTTTAATAATGTTTGATATCAAAAACTGCTTGATATCTGTATTGTTTAGTTTCTTCATCTGTAAAGTTATAATCGCTATTAAGCTTTACTGATGCTATCTCATCTAAATTTATCATTTTTTCAACTGCTTCTTTTAACTTTTCATTTAGTTCACAAGCTTTATATAAGCTTTTTGCATAACTTTGAAAAGCAAAAGTTGTTGATTTTAAATGATTATTTTTCGAACTTGAAGTTTTTTCAAAAATTACAAAACTTTCAGGCTCATTTCCTTGATGTTCTAAAAAAACATCAACTTTTAAATTATTTTTTAAAAATTCTCTTATTACTATTTCAATCATATTATCTAACCGCTTTTAATAATGTGTTATTCTTATAGTTGTCTCTTTTAGCTTTTTTTGTCTTCGCTCCAACAGAAGCATTTGCTCTTGTTTTTCCAATGTATATGTCTGTTTCATACCCGGAACCACACCTTGCAGCAATTGCTTTTGCTTTTTCACTTAATACTGATTGCATTGGAGTTGACTTCATAAGTTCACTAACTCCTTGCTTATTTATCTTGAAATTTTTAAGCATATCGTTCCACCATAACTTTCTTATGCCAACTTAAAGGAATCATATCTTCTATTCCTTCTATAACTCCTCCAAAAACTTTATATTTCTTATTAAAAAATATAACTTCTTGATTTTCCCAAATATTTTCATCTCCCTTTGGGATTGCAAGAGTATATTCTATTTTTTTTCCATATAAACTTAAAGAGTTTGTTATATCTTCTGTAGTTGGCTGACCTATAAGCACATTATCAACTTTTATTTCTTTATCTGCAAAAATTGAATTTCCAAAGGGATCTTCTCCTACTTTTATTTTGTTAATTAACGTAATTGTAATTCCTTTAATTCTTGCCATAAAGTTCAATCACTCCTATTTTTTGCCTTTTTAGTCCTAATCTTGAAAGTTCACTTTTTTTAATAAAAAGTCCTCCACCTGGATTTAAAAAAGTTCCACTTACAGAGTAACCTAATGCACTTTCAGAACTCTGTATCATTGGTTCTGAATTTGTAGAAGTCATTAATGTTCTTGCAACAATATCAACTGTTACAGATTTTAATACACTTTTAAAAACAGAATCTTTTTGTAATTCATCTAGGTCTTTTCTCACTTTTTTTGCTTCAAATCTTAGACTATCAGAAACTATTGGTAATAATGCTTCTGCTTTCTTTACCTCATCTGGTTGCAATTCTCTAAAAAGTGATATTACATCTTCAATAGTTGCAAAATTACTCATTTTTGCCACCTACTTTTTATTTGATTTTTTTCCTTTTTTGGGTTCTTCTGTATCTTCTGTAGTTTCTTCTATTTCTTCTGCTTCTTCTATTTCTTCGCTTTCATTTGCAATATTTTCAATTACTTCTTCCCAGTCTTCGCTAGAAATCAGACAAGGACTATCAATGATAGCCCCTGTTATAACATTTTTATATTTCATATTAAGCCTCCACAATTCTTACAAAAGATTTTGCATCTAATATTCCCCATCCTATGAAAGCCTCTGCTCTTAAATAAACTTGATTATATCCTTTTAAGTCTTTTCCAGAGTTGTCAGGATCTCCATATTCTATGACTTGAAGTGGAATTTCTTTTGCATAACCCCATTTAAACATATTAGCAAAGTCCCCTATAATAGACCTATCTTTTACTTGGTCTCCTTCTGATATTGTTGTGTTTATATCAGCAGGTAATCCATTTATAGTTCCCGGATTAGCTCCCCAAGCAAGTTCAGGATATTGTTTAACTCCATTAACTTTTAATTTTGCTAGTTCTTGTGAAAAAATAGGAGACATTGCAACCCCTGACACTTCTCCATTTGCTCCTTGAATCATAGCAACTGCAGTTTCAATATTTTCTTCAATTTGTGCTTTATCGAATGTTACAGTTTGAGTAACTAAACTATCAAAATGATTTGTTGAAATAACATCTGAAGCTTGTTTTGTTCGTGGATTAAGTCCATGAAAAGCCATAAGGTCAATACCTCTAGCAACCTTCTTCGCAAAGCCTTCATTAAATGCTTTTAAAATACTGATTTTTTCTTCATCCGCCGCATATATAAATTCATCTGAAACCCTCGCACCATACTCAATTTTAATTGGTATAATTTTAACAGGTTCAACAGATACTCCACCTTCTGATTTTTTTCCGTTTTCTGCAACAACATCTACATCTTTATCAAGAGTGAAAGTAAATATTTTATTTCCATTGAAAGATACTGGTACTTGTTTTGATAAAACTGCAAGTGATGATTTGCCTCTTACTTTGTTAATTAAATCTGTTACTAATTCCGGGTCAAACAATGTACCCTTTGATAATACTGCCATAATTTTACTCTCCTTTTAATCCTTTTAATATATTTTGGTATGCCACATCTTCTCCTTTTGTATTTGTCTCTGTACTTTTTAAAGGTGGTGGCGGTGTTTGTGATTTGAAAAAGTCTGATAAACTTTGTGCATCTGCCTTTATACTATCCTCATCATCTCCTGAAATTCTGTCGGCTAAATGATAAGGTATGCCGTTTTCAAGAGCATATCTTATTTTTAGAGATGATAAATCATGTGCTTTGACTTTCCCTGTCAATTCTTCAATTTGCTTTTCAAGTTCTGTTTTACTTGATGTTGAACTTTCTAAACTTTTCTTAAGTTCTGTCAATTCTTTTTCTAAATCAACATTTTTGTTTTTAACTTCGCTATAATCAGTAAACTGCTTTAAAATTGATTCTTTTTGTCTAGCAAGTCTTTCTTTTATAGCTTCATCAAATTCTTCTTGTGTAGTGATTGGTTTAAATTCACTCATTTTTCTTCCTCCTATTTGTCCAGTTTGATTCTGTATTTTGTATATTAAAAAAGGCACTCTTAAAAGTGTCTTTAATAATCAAATATTTAATTTTAATATTTAATTTTTTGTTTCTTTGGTGGTTTTGAAATACTACAAATCCAATGTGCAAGTAAAGCACTATCCATTAGTGCTATATCATTGTCTTCATATTGTGATTTATATCCAAATCCACCACTTACTCCTATAAACCTCTTTTCACAATTTGTAGCCACTTTTGTTAGAGATGGCTGGTCTTTGTGACATATAGTTTTTTGAAAAATTCCTTGTTCCCACATAGAATTTGCAACTACAACCTCTTTTACTGTTGGTAAAATTGGTTTTCTTAGTTTATATTCCAAAATTTCATCAAATAATATTTTTTGTC